TTCTTTTGGGTAATATTGCACAATTAAAAGTAAAAGAGTTTACCACATTCTTAAAAGCTGAATTGCAGAAATGAGTCTAACGGTAACCCAGCGGCCTAGCACAACGATAAGCGGAAATACGTCAAAGTGGAACGCTGCAAAGAATCCTATCGTCTACAAAATGACGCGAAAGGATTACAACATTACAGCCGTTGCAAATAGCGGAGGGGCTTTACAGATCACGGTTAACACTAATTTAACCACATTAACAACGGCTCAAGGCGGCCCGGTGGTGATCGGTTCAAAGTTATGGGTTGTTACTGACAACGGAGTTTACAACGCTCTTTACACGGTTGTAACGGTTACCAACGCGGCAAACAGCGTGGTCACATTCGGTGCAAGTACATACACATCAGCCGCGACTACAGGTTATGTTAATTTGATGCAGCGCACAAACTACCGTGTTAGTGTTGGTATTTATAACGCTGCAAATACGCTGCTTCAAACCTTAGCTTATTCACCTGATAAGTCAGGAAACATTATAGTGGATGTGGCTACTCCATTACTCAATACACTTTCAGTTGATAATGTAGCAGACTATGTGGCTGGCTTTATCACCAATGACGAGACAACGGCATACGTCAAGTTTTACATCCGGTACTCGGAGCTTTGGACATCATCGGCAGAATCAGAAACAAACGACACAGCCAATCAATTCTTTGCCATCTACGGAGCGCGTCAGATAGGCGAGCTATATGGAGGCAACATGGCCGAATACGTTAACTACGAAAACGGAACGCCTCCAGCGAAATTCTTAACGAAGTTTAGCCGTCCTTCGATTTGGCGTGGCTATCCTTTCTCAATATCAACATTAACAAGCGACAACGTAAGCACCAATTCAAGCTTTACCGTAGGATATTTTGATTTAAACCTTACGTTTATATCTTCTGCTTTTGTTACAAAGGTGGCCAATGCTGGTAAACTGTTAAGGTTTAGTCCAGAAGATCAGTTAGCTATACCAAGCAATGCAAGTATTTTACGAGTAGCATACGAGGGATCAGCTACGTTATCGGAGCTTTTGTTTTGCGACATCAAAGACCCATGCAGCAATCCTGTTTTCCTTTGGTGGAGAAACTCATTGGGCGGTGACGCGTTTTGGATGTTTGATTTCAATCAAAATTATTCGTACCGCTACGACAATGGACGCAAAGCAGAACGCTTTGTTTTGTTTGCATCCAATTTAACAGATAACGAGTTTGACGCTATCAGTGAACTAAACACTTTGGGCGAGGTTTACGATGTTGCATTTACAGAGTTAACTACATCGGTCAATAAGTCGCAGGCGCGCATCGGTGCGCAGGTTTACATGATGGATGCAACCGGAAAGAAGACAGGCGTTATCGTTATCCCCACGGAGGTAAGCACCAAGACAAAGTTTAGCAGAAACAAAATACAGATCACGATTGAACTACCTGAAATCTATTGATTGATGTTACTAGCCTTTATGATTTTCTTTTCATCGGTTACCGAATATGACAACATTTGCGAGGGGCTTTCAAAAGAGTTTGCTAGTAATTCAGTTGAGTTTTTTGGTTACATCACAGAAGATAATAGACTGATTGTTTCAAACAAAGGTACTTTTTCAAAGGTTGAATCAAAGGCTTTGCAGTTTTTTAATGGGAAATGGTACGCAAGAGTAAGTGTTTCAAAAACATATCAGGGGCAAATCAATAATCGTTTTGGTTCTTTTGTTCCTGTAAAAGCAACCATTCATAGCCACAACCCACAATGCGAAATGCCTGTTACTGGTTTAGATGAGATGAGCGAAGAGGACTTACTTTTTGCTAAAAAATACAATTCCATTAAGCATTACATTTATGGGTGTGGTGGCATAGCCGAGTTTAACAGTGAAGGGTTTGTAAAAGTTGAAGTTTCAAAATTTACAATTTGTCATAAATGGATGTAGTTTACATAGACAGCCAGATAATCGACATCGACCCTAACACAAAGATTGCATGGACAATCCAAAGGGTTGATATTGGTGACCTGTCTAAAAACTTCATTTCATTTTCAAACACGATAAAAGCGATCGACACCGAACGCAACAACCGTACTTTTCAAAACGCCAAACTTGTCAATTCAGACGGAACTTTTCAATACCGCTTCCAAGATTGTAAAGTAGTCCAAAATGGCATAGAAACTATTTTTGGAAAAGCTCAGATCACTGGCTTTGATGGTAGTTACTATACAATTGTAATCTACGATTCCTTTGTCTCGTTGCTTTCTTTCATTGAAGGTAAAAAACTTTATGATATTGATATATGGGGGACGGACGCTTGGACTGCTTCCGGTATAGATACTGCACGATTAAAAACGACTGGAGTAGTTAACGCATTTTGTAATTTCGGAAGGACTTTAGCTTATGAGCAAAACTATTACTTGCCATTTTTTTACTACAGTACTGCAATAACAGAAATATTAAAGTCAACTGGGTTAAATCCACAAGGTTCTGTTTTATCTTCGACTGATTTTAAAGATTTGGTTTTTTCACCGTTTGATAAGTTTTTGTATCCTGAATCGGGTTTGAATAGCATAAAAAGAACAGCAACCTCTTCAAGTCAATCATTAACACTATCAATCAACCAAGCCTTTTTATCAATTGTTTTTGACCAGATTGATTACGGGACAATACCTTTTGTTGACACATTTGTTTCTGACGTATCGGTTAACATTCGATACAATACCCTTAATTTTTCCATAGACCCTTTTTCTACTTCAACAGGAGACATTAGAATTTTTGGTTCAATACAAGGTCAAATAGCTGTTTCTGCACCAATTACCCTCAACTACACAAATAGCGATCAAGTTTATAGTTTTACAAACGTTGAGTTCGTATCAGGGGAAACAATTGAGATAAGGTTTTATTTTAATAAAGATGCGCTTTACCCGGCTGATTTTGTTTCTGTAGATATTGGAAATACTGGTAACGGAACATCATTTTCTATTGTCGAAAACGCTACCGTTGCTCGTTCAAAACCATATTGGAAAAAACTCCTAAACAAAGAAATTGATTTAATAAATGTGTTAAAGGATTTTTTTGTCAGATTTGGTATCATCTACAAGGTGGATGGGAATAACTTGATTTTAAAGACGCTCGAAGAAATTAGCACCGACACCGCAAACGCGGTAGATTGGACCTTCAAGCGTGTCAACCGTAACAAATCAAAGTTGGATTTTAAAACCAATTACGCGCAGTCAAACAACTTTTTGTTTAATACAGATATTGATTTGCCAGAACTTGGAATTGGTGTTTTAACTGTTTTAAACTCTACATTACAATCTGTTAAGACATTCTTTACTTCTGTTTTCAAAAACGCTAATACGTGGTCTGGCTCAATAAAATCTATCACTCTTCCTGTTTATGATTCAACATCAACGGGAATTTCAGACATAAAAAATGCTACTCCTTTTGTCCTTGCTACACTTCGTAATAGAACAACAGAAAGCTCAATAACTTTTGATTCAATTGCAAGGACAGATTACAAGATTGCATATTTCGCAGACCCCACGCGACCAAAGGACACTTCGTTCAGGTATTTTTTATCAAAATACTACCCAACGCTTTCTTTGGCATTGCAAAAAAACAAGATTTGCAAATACGAATACAACCTAAACGAAACGGATATTGCAAATTACGATCCGCATAAAATGATATTTGACAATGGAAGTTATTATTTGATAAACAAAATCAAAAACTTTCGCAGTGGAAAGATTACGGAAGTAGAATTATTCAAGATACAGTAAACGATTAGAGGCGATGGCAAAAGAGGAGATACTAATTGATTTGAAAATTGACCAAGCACAAAGTGCAAGAAACTTAGACGAGGTTGCAAAGTCAACGCGTGAACTTGAAAAAGCAAAAAGGCAACTTGACTTTAGAACTGAAGAAGGAAGGAAAGCCATCTTACTGGCAAACGAACAGCTAAATAAAAATAATGCCATTATAAAAGAAAACGCTTCGGCTCTAAATAAGCAGCGAATGAATGTCGGTAACTATACCGATTCAATCCTTCAAGCAGTTCCGGGGCTTGGTAAGTTTTCCGGAGGCATCAACGGTTTAAACATGGCGTTTAAGGCTAACCCGATCGGCTTAGTAATTACTGCTTTGGTTGCTTTAAAGGGTATCTTTTCGCAAAATGCGGTAGTAGCCGACAAGTTATCTTTTATTTTTGAAGGTTTTAATAAAGGTCTTCAAAGTATAATTGATTCAATAGTTACAACTGTCAGCTCATTGGATAATTTAAAGGCAGCATTTCTAAATCCAATTGACACTATCACTTCATTTTTTTCCAAAACAAAACAGGCGGCAGTTGCAGGATATGAAGCAGCGGAGGCAGCAGACGCATTTGGAGCAGCACAGGCAAGGGCGGCTCAACAAATAAAGATTGCAGACATTCAGATAACGTCACTTGAAAAAAGCCTAAAGGATAGGACTAAAAACGAACAGGAACGGATTGCAATAGCTAACCAGATTGCTGACATGGAAATAGCCAATTCAGAAAGGCGGGCTAAAATTGCATCCGATGAATTGGCTAACGAGCAATTAAGATTAAAAGGTAAGACGCTATCAGGCGAAGAGGAAACAAGATTAGTAGAATTAGAAACAGTTGTTTTTGAGGCAAACGAAGAAAAGAAAATTGCAGCAGCAACAAGATCAACCAGAATAAATATTTTGCTGGCCAAAGAGGAAGCTAGTTTAAAATCAGATAATGCCATAACAGCGCGTGAACGAGAACAAGCGGAATCCGATTTTAGGGTTCAACTTTTGCGCGAAGAAAACGAACAGAAAAAACAGGTTTTACAAGAATTACAAGATTGGATCAATGCCAATAATGAAGCGGCAGAGGTTGCAGAAATTAGGAGAAGGGATGCTGAGTTTGAAAGGACTGTCCAAGAGATGCAACAAAACCAAGAGTGGCAACAAGAAAAAACGGAAGCTGATGAAATTATAAACGAACAGTGGATCAATGGGATTTTAAACAGAAAAAAACAAGAAGAACAATTCGCGAAAGAAACAGCCGAACGCGAAAAGGCACTTTATCAAAATAGGTTTCAAATCGCTTCTGGTTTTTTTGCAAGCATTACTCAATTGCTTGGAAAAAACACAGCAGAGGGAAAAGCAGCAGCGGTGTTAAGCATAGCCAGTTCAACTGCCGAAGGTATTGCCAAAGCTACTGCCGCAGGTGCAGGTTTGATTTTTCCTAAAAATATTGTTGCGATATTGTCAGGAATAACAGCCGTTTTATCTGGAGCTGCACAAGCTAAATCCGTTCTAGGTTTTGAAAGAGGCGGCTTACTAAAATTCAATAACGGAGGCGTACTCAATGGTCCTAGTCACGCTAACGGAGGTATTCCTTTTTCGGTCGGTGGCAGACTAGGCTTTGAGGCCGAGGGAGGCGAAACGATAATCAATAAGAAATCAAGCGCAATGTTTCGGCCTATGCTATCAGCTATCAACGTGGCTGGGGGTGGGGTACAATTTGCGGAAGGTGGTGTTTTGGGCTTCCCATCTTCAGCAATAGACAGCTTTGCAAACCCGGGCTTTGACATTTCACGGCTTGAGTCATTTATAGCCAATCTAAAAGTACAAGTAGCGGTTGAGGATATAAACGATGGCCAAAAGAACTACGCAGAAATAACCGACAGGGCGCAATTTTAAAGCATGGAGATAAAAATAATTGATGGAAAGGAATTTGTAGACCTTTCAACCGTTCGAAGTGTTTTAGATTCTCGCGGCTTTATTGAGATGTTTGAAAGTAACCTATCGAGGTGTAAGACGTTCGTAATGGCTTATGAAGAGGTCGAGGTAATTCACGAAAAAATAACAGGGCGAAGAAGATACAGCGGTTACGATAGTTTTTCCCATGTAAAGTATAGGCTAAAATAAAAAGAGGGCATAGCTAAGTGTCCTCTCTTTGGCAATTTTGTTTTCTCGAACGAGTTGCTATACTCCCCGCAAGTCAGTTAAAGGCGACTTGGTTTACCTTTAAATCTTAGTGCAAATATACACAATTTGAACAAAGTTCAATAGTTCACAGCCCCAACGGTGCGAATTTTACGCGCATGGGAGACATATTCATTGTCGGTCAGATAGGGTCAGGGCAAGATGAGCAAACAGGCGCATTCATTAAAGGCGTTGAGCTTGTCGATGTTATTGCCCAATTCAGAGCCATCCCAGAATCAAAAAAAGATATTGAGGTAGTTATTGATTCACCGGGTGGATATGTAGACACGGGAGACTCAATCTATAATTATCTCGAATCAAAGAAAGCAGAAGGTTACAATATTACAACCGTCCAACGCGGTATAGTTGGATCGATTGCCACAAAGATATTTTTAGCAGGTGACCAAAGGATAGTAAACGATTCTCAAGAGTTCTTTATACACAATCCTTTAGTGCAAAATGTGTCAGGTGACGCCAACGTAATGCAGTCAATCGCTAATCAATTAGAGCAATCCAAGAAGCGTTTAATGCAATTCTACATTGACAAAACGGGAAATAATCAGGCGGCTATTGAGCCATTAATGAATGAAGAAACAAGCCTTTCGGCAGATCAGGCGGTGGCGTTAGGTTTTGCCACAAAAAAAGTATCTACCCAAAAAGAGTACGCAACAATTAAAAAAAATATGGACTTCAAAAAAATGTTTGAGGATTTCAAATCTGAAATCAAAGCAATGTTACCAATGCAGCCAGAGCAAAAGCCTAAGGCAATGGAATTAAAACTTGCGGACGGTTCAATTGTAACGAGTGACGCGGCTGACGCTTCTGCTCTTGTAGGTAGCGCAACAAATGCACCTGATGGAACTCACCCTCTTGCAAACGGTTCGTCAATCGTAGTTGCAGGCGGTAAGATTACCGAGGTGAAGCCAGCGGCAGAAATAGAAGACAAATATGTAACCGTAGCGCAATTCCAAGAATTTGCTGCGATGGTGAAAGACTCTTTGAGCGCGGTGGTAAAACCTGTGAACGAGTTGAAAGCAAACTTTGACAGCGAATTGGTGAACATAAAAAACCAAATCAAAGGAAAACACACGCCACCCACACAGCGCGTAAACGAGGGGGGATTAAGTCCAGCAGAGCAGTATTTAAAAAGAAAATAAAAACGAAAAAACAAAATGCCAAATCCATCAATAACCAGCAACTACGCAGGTATAACCACCGGAGAAGCCCTCCAGCTGCTTGTACTTGGTAACGAAGCGTTTGAAAAAAACAGCTTCATGTTTCACGAAGACATTGACGATAAAGGTCTTGAATTGACTCGTATGGTTGTAGGTGCAAACCTAATCCAACCTTACGCGGCACAACCTTCAAACCCTAGTGAAGCGATGACCTTTAGTCCTCGCAGACTTGACCCTGTCGAGGTAATGCTTTACGACCATTTCAACCCTAAGGAGTTCCGTTCTTATTGGAAGGAGTTTCAAAAAGAGGGATCATTGGCGGACAAAGACATTGCGCCAGAAATCAAAAATGCAATCGTAGCAAACTACGCAAAGCGTGTGAACAACCAGCTAGGTCAATTGATCTGGTCAGGTGACACCACTACTACCGGGGCGTTGCGATTCATCAACGGTATTATCACAAAGGCCACAGCCGATGCGAACGTTCCAAAGGTTAGCCCAGCTGGTAACATCGATGCGACTAACGTTATCGCTCGTTTGACGGCCACACACGCTCTTATTTCGGATGCGTTGTTTGCAGATGCAGATGGAACATTGCACATGAGTACACGCGATTTTCGCTTCTATCAAGATGCGTTGATTGCAATAAGCGCAAAGGGGCCTACTCCTGATTCATTGAATGCACCTGTGACTACCTTCAAAGGTATGCCAATTAAGCATTACAGCACTTTCCCTACAAACCGGATTTTGTTTGCAAAGGCTTCTAACGGAGCTACTTCAAACTTGGTAGCGGGAATGAATAAGAACTCGGACGTTGACGATATTAAGATCGAGCGTTGGAGACCAGAAGGCGACACGTATTTCATCAAAGCTAATTTCAGCTTGGATGTAAACTACGGTTTTGGTGAAGAATTAGTATTGTATAACCCTTCTTAATTTAAGAATATGCCAGTAACAACAAGATTCTCAAATCAAAATGATCCTAACGTCCTCGGCAACGAGGGCATTAGCTCAAACGGTGCAGCCATTGCATACGCGGCAACTTTAGAAATGCCAAGACCTCCTAAGAGAGCGTTAAAACATTTTGTTCAAATTGCGCAACTTACAGGAGCGTTAACACTCAATGCAACAAACATTGTAACGCGTGGCGATTACGAAGACGGTGACGAAGTAAATATTTGCGTAACGTGTGACGGTACTGCTAGGACTATCACATGGGGCACTTTGTTCCGCCCTGCGGTAGCCGCTACATGGGTAATCCCTATTAACGGAACCGGTTTGGCTAAGTGTTTATTCTTAGATGGCAAACTGCACGTCTATTCTCAAACCATGCTTGTAACGTTATAATATGGCCGATTGCGGGAACATACAAATTGGGGCGGTCTATGACTGCCTTAACCTACCACAGCCGGGCAACTCGCCCTACTTAGTATTGGTTAACAAAGACGATTTGAACGCTGGGTCTATTACTTACAACACCGCTGGGACGCTTATCACGAACTTAACGCTTGCCACAAACAAGCCCGCGTATTTGTTCGAAGGGTTTAAGGATTCTGTAAAGTCAAAGATTGACTTAGTTCAGACCGATACAGGCCCGATGTATAAGCACATGGTAGACTTAGTTGTTTACGATGTTAGCCCGGTGCAGCGTCAAAACTTAGAGCGGATGTGTCGCGGTTCTGTTTCTGCTTTTGTAGAAAAGAGAAAGAAGAACTCGGATTCATTTGAGCTTTACGGTGCAGATGCGGGATTGTATGTAGTACCCGGAACGCTTTATTCGTCTAACGAAAACGGTGGGGTATTCAAAGTAAGCCTTGCTTCTTTGGATGGTCAGGAAGAGTCTAAGATGCAGCAGACAATTCTAGCTACTGATTGGGCTACAACCAGAGCTTTAGTGCAAGGGTTAGCATTCCAGCCTACTATCACTTCGTTAAACGTTACAGCAATAGCAGCCGCAGGAGGTACAGCGGTAACCGTAACAGGTACGAACTTCTTCGGAGGTGCAGGCGTGAATCAGGTAATAAGCGTTGTGTGGGTAAATCAGAATACAGGTGCGAGGGTAACTCAAACGGGTTTGTCTGGTATCACTAACACGAACATTACAATCGCTTCATCAGTAGCGGTAACGGCTGGTAACAGTCATAAACTTGAGGTAACTACTACCAGAGGCGTTGCGTTGACGGTCGCACTAGTGACTTCGTAAGGAATTAGGGGTTTAGGTTTTCATAGAAGTTGGAAGAGGGGCGGGGTTTAAATATGAGCCTTGCCCCTTTTTTTTAAAAATTCAAATTAAAAAATATGGCACAAGTAAAATTGAAAGACGAAACAGAGCGGATAACCTTCAATGGTCGGTCGGCCGACATCACAAGAGAAAATCTCACATGGGAAAAATATGAGTGGGTGAAATTAAATCACCCGGCACTCGTTCCAAAATTTGTAGTAACTGAAGATGAACCAAAAACAAAAGCAAATGGCAAAGGAGAAAAAGAGTAACGATAACGAAGCGTTGGCAAAAACATTAAAGCCACGTTATTCAGTTGTTTCCGTTCCTAATGGTGAAGGATGGAAAAACATAACAAAGGAAGATTTCACCGATGTTGACGCATACGCGATCCTAGAATTCTGGGATACTATCGAAGGTTTCGACAAAGAAAAAGCTATCAAATCAATATTTGAGTGATTATTCCCGGACGTGAGGTATTAGTTAAGCGGTTGCCTATAAGGACTCGCAATGTTGATCGAGTACAATCTTTCGACACGGATAACCTATACCCTCAAAGGTCTCAAGAAACGTGGTATAGGAGCTACACGCTTTCGGGCATCATTCCTAAAAAAGCCGGGTTTCTGAATGGTGAGGGCTTCGAGCAAGTAGAGCTTAATGATTTAGTAGTTCACGGTGAAGGTCTTGAGGCCGTTACCATGCGCGAGCTTTTAGATAACACGGCCTATGCAAAAGCATGGGCTAAAGGTTTTGCGTGGCATATCAACTACAATCTGAATTACACCATTGCATCGATCAAGCCAATCCCTTTTGAGTATTGCAGATTAGGTATTGCAGACCATGACGGCAACGTTGAAAAGATAGCTTATTGCACCAATTGGGAGCGTGACTACGGCAAGGAAGAAAAGCAAAGGGAAATTATCTTTTACGATAAGTTTGACCCAGATCCTGAACATCTAGCTGAAGAGTTTGCCGAGTATGGGGTAGAAGGCTACAAAGGCCAGATCATGTACTGGACACCAGAGAAAAATAAATACCCTCTTTGTTCTTTTGATTCTGTTTTCGAGTTAGCACAAAACCAATACGAGATAATGCTATACTCGCTTAACCAGTCGGCTAACGGTTTTAGCGCGGGACATATCTTTGTTTTCCCAGGTTCGTTTCAAAACGACCAGGAGCGGGAAGCATACAAGAAAAGGTTATTATCTCACAAAGGAGGTCTAGGTGCTGGTTCAATAATGATAATCGAAGCAGGAACTAAGGACATCAAAGTAGGTGACCTGCTTGCAAAAACTGATTTGCAAAACAACGATACCATGTTCCAAAACACATTGAACTGGATCGAAAAAAGCATACTTCAAAACTACGGGATGCCTTATGAGATCGTAGGCAGGCAGACCGAGGGCGCTATGTTCAGCCGTCAACAAATCGAAGACGCTTACACGTACTACAACTCGGTAACCCGTGACGAAAGGGTAGAGTTAAGCCGAGTGTTTAAAAAGGTTTTCCAGTTTTGGAATAAGCCTATAAATTCAGACTTTACCATTAAGCCACAGGTTTATGACGTTGCGGGGGCAGCTTTACCAGCTCAAGGAGCGCAACAAGCCCAGCCAAACCAACCTACCGAAGTTAAAGCAGTTGACGAAGCCCAGCAAGCCATTGACACGGTAATACGTGGACTGTCTCGAAGAGATGCTTCAAAAGTATTCGCTTACGTGAACGACTTTAAGAATGGGCGAATGAATTTAGAACAGGCCAAAACATTTTTAATGCCATTCCTCGGAACGGATGAAAACGTAATGAAATTCTTACAAGACCCAGAAGGGGACGGAGCCGATGCCTAATATAATCACGATACAGGATATAAAAGAGGTCAGGCCATTTGCGCAACTAGACCCGCAAAGGGTTGACCCGTATATTGCCGAGGCGCAGGAGAATGATTTGCGCCCGGCTCTTGGTGACGCTTTGTTTTATGACTTCATCACAAATATTGAGACTACAAAGTATCGCGAGTTACTAAACGGGAAGACTTACACCAAAGACGGTTATTCAATATTCTTTCCAGGTGTTAAACCTATGCTTTGTTATTTCTCATTGGCAAGGATTACACAAAACAACGCGATCAATTTGACCTCCTACGGTGCGGTTCAAAAGCGTGTCGAAGGGTCGGAGCCGATCGATCAAAGAATACTAGGCGCATTGGTTACGGAATTACGGGACGTGGCGAATAGCTACCAAACGAGGGTAGTTACTTTTTTGAGAGATAACCAAACTACATATCCTTTGTTCGATGTTTCAAACGGAAAAGATGAGGCAGAATTTGGCTTAAACTTTTTTAGTGCATAATGGAAAAGGCATTTATCAGAGGGTCAAGCCTCACAATAGAAGCAACGATTTACACTGACCATACCAAGACGGTAGCGGCTGACATTACAGGGGCTACAATATTTTGCATCGTAAAAAAGCGACCTGAAGATTTAGACAGCGAGGCATTATTCAGCAAATCGGTAGGTTCTGGAATTACAATAGTCACACCATTGGCCGGGCGTTGTAATATTGCTTTTACAGCAACCGATACAAATCTTACATTAAAGCAAGTTTATTACGAAACGGTTGCTAAACTTGCGGACGGTGTGACTGTAATCAGGAACGGGATAAACGAGGTAAGAATTTACGGTAACGTTAGAAAAGCATTGCCATGACGAACAAGATCGTTTACGGAGTAATAGACGATTCATTTTCAACAGGCAAAATTTCAGACTCTTTCAGGTCAGGAATTATAGATGAAGTCTTTAAATTTGTTACTGCATCAGGGGCGGTTCTTACTGGAATATTAACCGAGGACGGGTTTAACATTATCACAGAGGACGGTCAAGTAATAATACCAGAATGAAAAAACTAATTATACTTTTCTTTTCGATTTTAAGTTTGTCGGCTTTAGGTCAGGTAAAGATTTCGGATATGCCTGCCGCAACATCTTTGACTGGTACTGAATTAGTGCCAATCGTTCAAAGTGGGGTAAATAAAAAAGCTACTCCTTTACTTTGGCAAACATACCTATCGCCTATTTTTCAGGCTATGTTAGTATCTGGCACAAACATTAAAACAGTAAATGGGAATTCATTACTTGGTAGTGGAAATCTTGCCATCTCTGAATTTACATCTGCATCTCTTCCATTTAACGACAACGTATCATTGCTGCAAAACCAAGCAGACAACACTAAGCAGGCGCGTTTTGATTTGGCTGGCATTAGTACAGGTACCACAAGAACTTACACAATGCCTGATTTTAGCGGTAACGTTTTTGTTATGGGTGGCATAAACAGTTATTCAGCATCAGCGACAACCATATCAGGTTCGGGTATCTGGAATTTTCAAAATTCAAACACAACAGGTACACTTAGAACCATTAACATCAACCCGACAGTTACTCAAACCAGCATTAATCCAGGAAGGCCTTTTTCGGTTTCACCTAACTACACGATTTCGGGAACACAAACAAATTCAACAGTCAATCTTTTGGGCTCATTTACGTCAACACTAGCCTCAAGTGTTCATCGATCTTTAGAAATCACTGAAACTTTCAATGATGGTGGTTTTAATGATACGTGGACAGGGATTCATTACAATCCGTCTACAACAGGATTGACAGGTGGTTCAACACACTACGCAGCTGTGTTTGGCTCTGGCCGAGTAGGTATAGGCACTCTGACGCCTACCGAGGTTTTAGACGTGACTGGAAACGTAAAATTTTCGGGCGCACTGATGCCCAACAATACGGCAGGCACCAGTGGCCAAGTGCTTACCTCGCAGGGCAGCAGCAGCGCACCAATATGGAGTGCTGTATCTTTGACGAGCGGTGTGACTGGTACTTTACCAATTGCCAACGGTGGCACAAACAAAAGTTCTTTGGGTTCACCATTACAAGTATTGAGGGTAAACGCTGGTGGTACTGATACTGAGTGGGCAACAATAAGCGGTGGTGGCGGCACATACTACGCGCCCAACGTACTTAGCCCCAACGCCACTGATGCAAACTTCACAGCAGCAGTAAACTCAATACGCCATTTGCCAGATGGTGTATTGACAGCAAACCGCACCATCACAATCCCAACGGGCGCGGATGGAGATGTGATAAAATTGCTGAACAATGAAGACACCTTTATCTGGTTCTTGAGTGGCGCTCCCGTGTACTTGGCTGATCGGACAACGGTAGTAACGCAGTTGTTGTACAACGTGCCCACTATCATTCAAAAAATAAACGGACTTTGGATAATCGAAAACTAAACCACATGAAAAAAATACTTTTCTT